GTTGTAAACAGATTTTGACTGATATGGCGTTAGCCATGGCCAAAATGCTTGCTATTAAAGCAGGCAATTATAATATTTTGTCGGTTAGTGATGCGTTCTTGAGTACTCAAGTTCGAGCATTTCGTATTCGATATGTGTATAAATTGCGACCTAATGGAACGACGTTTTCGCAAGATTTTAATTACACTGCTCTTGCTACTGTTGCGACTGTTGCTTCCGATCTATCTATATATTTGAATACTACACATTTGAATGTGTTGTCGAATTTTCAATTACTTCGTGCCGTTATTTTTACAAATGCTATCGCAACTACTCCAACGGTTGGTGAGGATCAAATAGTTGATGTTGATTTACGCCGTGCTAAATTAACGATGTTGGCTAAATCTGAGTTGAAGATGCAAAATCGTACTATTAGTAGCGTTGGTCAGACTGAGGCTGACGAGGTTGATAACGTTCCTTTGTCTGGGAAACAATATGATATTCCGAAGGGCAACTATTTTATTGTGAACGATGATTATATTAATCCTCCGATTAATTTTGAAGCTAATTATTTTGCTAATGGAGCACTTCAGGGAAGTGCGTTTGAAGAGCCACCGGTTTTATCGATGTTATTCCGGGCCAAAAAGATTGCAAATGTTAAGTTGGAACCTGGTGAATTGAAGACTTCAGTTTTGACTAGTAAACTTAACATGAATTTAAATCGTGTGTTTAATATTATTGGTCGTACTGATGCTGTATCCAATATCTGCAATCTTGGCCAGTCACGATTTTTTTGTTTTGAAAAACAATTACAGTCTGTTGGTACTAATGATACTAATGCGATTAAATTGCATTTTGAAGTTGATTTGAAGACTGGTATACTTGTGACTGCTCCTAAAACCCGTACTACTACTCAAGTTTGTACTTTAACGCCACAGTAGGGTTTTACCCTATACCTAGGGTTTTTTTACCTAAGGGTTTTTCCCTAGACCTAATAAATAGATATATTAATATAAGTTAATTGGACATTCCACTATGATTAAACGACGGAGCAATGCTGCTAAAGTTAAAGCATCCAGGTCTGCGTACCATTCCCGTGGATGTAGATTACTTGTTACCCAAATAGTTTGCGCTTGCAGGACGGTGGATGATCCTTTGATGTCCACAAGAACTGGATACCGGTCGAACCATCGAAGAATGTGGCTGATGTTAATTCCTCCACGGAATTCATCAATGACAACTGTCGGTTGACCTCGGTAGCCGTCCCAGAATTTACTGAGCGGACACTTAGGGTAAGCATCCAAGCCTGCTTGCTCCCATGCCCTTCTAGACTTCCCGACTCCAGTTGGACCCCAAAACACTGTAATCGTTCGTTCGATTGCAAGTGGTGTAGCAAAGTCAGCAGCAATCGTTCTGAGGGACCGGTAATGCTGCACAAAGACTGATGACGGCAAATCGTCCAACCGCCCACGTTTAGCCAAATCTTTGATGCGGTCCCAATCAGCATCCGAATTTCGCTTGAATGGGCGTTGACCAAGCTCGAATTGCGTACCGTCAACTCGGGTGTCTTCTTTCCAGACGTAGTCTGCTGCGGCTTCGGATCGAGCAAGTTCGCAATGGACCCCATCTCCAAAAACGGACTTGACTCCGGCCAAACGGACTTTCTTGGTGAAACAAACAAGGAGCTGCCAGTGCAGGTACTGGGTTTCATTGGAGAGCTCGAGTTGTCCTCGGATCCAGCAACATTTGGTGGGGAGAAACGGAACAAAGGCATGATGAGGGATAGTTAATAGCCAGAATTTGCCTTGTGGAAAGTCCGGCATAAAATATGAAACAAAGAGCTATCGGTTAATTCTTGTTTATTCAAGGCACCAACGCTTTTTGTTTTTTCGGTTTAAGGTTACCACCGTGTAATGCCGCTTTTATCTAAATACTGCGCTGCTCTGAAATAGACCACTGCTTCCAATTACTGGTCGGGTATTTTTGTATGATGTAGTCGACTTGTCTGTTTGCTTGGTCGTCAAATTTAAAGCAATCTCGGTAAAATGCTTTTATTAGTGAGGGATTAACCCCGTTGACTAATAGGAATATAGTGCATTGAAATCGTTGCTTGTTTGTTAAATGTTTGGCACCGAATAGTTCCATACGAATTTGTCGGGGCCATAGCTTTGACGGTCCGACTAGGTCAATTAGCTGTTTCAAGTGCTGTTGTCTTTTCATTTTTAGAAAAGATTCCGCTTTTATCTTCGGTACCGGTTAGTGAGCCTGCGCTAGAAGATAGTATTACCTTCTAGCGCCGTGGCTCACTGCTCACTAGTGGCTCACCGGTCTCGGTTATAATTATCTAATATTCTTTTCTTAAAAAAGAATGCCGTATGACGAACAACTCTACGATCACCTCGGTAGGGCAGCTACCGGCTACATCATGGCTGGTGGTCGGATGCACGGCGGTGATCTTGCTCCTGCGCTTCGGCATGTCGGCGGTAAAATGGTTACGGTGTCGAAGTACATGCAACTCGCAAAATACGGTTACGGTCTCGGAAAGCGAATCGTGAATTCTTTTTCTCAAAAAGAAAAAAAGATGCCGCCAGTTACTCCTAAACGATCTCGTTCGTTATCGTATCCTACTCCAAGGTCTTCTAATGGCAGACCTGTGCTTAAAAGAGGACGAGGATATACTATCCTTGGTGATGTTAAGAAGAAGCTATTTACTGCAAAGAAAGTAGGCGGACGACGTATGTCGAAATACAGCCGTGGTGCTTCTTCATCTATGTCTGGTGGCCGTATTCGCAAAGCGAAAGGAGGATACAATTCTATGGATAAATTTAGTCGTTTAGGAATTATGACTGTACGGGAAGTGGGAACTTCAATTGAAGGATCGGCCGTGAACAAATATCAAACTGTTTCTGTGCAACAAGCTACATTGGGTTGTAAACAGATTTTGACTGATATGGCGTTAGCCATGGCCAAAATGCTTGCTATTAAAGCAGGCAATTATAATATTTTGTCGGTTAGTGATGCGTTCTTGAGTACTCAAGTTCGAGCATT